GTCACTACTACTCCCGCTACCAACACAAACGCTCTTATAAAATCGGCAGCTAATGGGCAGTTTAGTGAGATGACCATTGGTAATATACAAGCATTGACTCAAAGGTTTGCTAATCGAATTCTAAGTAGTGGTATAGGAACGTATCGTCTTACAACTGGCGTACCAACAGATACTGGTTCATGGACTCAAGTCGGTTCTACAATGACAGACCAGTTGAAGACTATAACAAACGTAAATTACGTCGGTACCTATAGTGGTGCTTATACAGGCAACTATTCTGGTTCTTATACTGGTTCATATCAAAGGTTTTTTGCAGGATATTTGAACGGTGCTTATGATGGTTCTTATAGTGGCACATATACTGGTTATTTTACTGGTTATTATGATGGTACTTATGCTGGTGCCACCGTACAATCTGCAAGCTCTACACAAGAAACAAAAGCATTGTTCATAAGAACTGCTTAATAAGTGATATAAATATACGGTGAAGCATATAAAGTGCGACCCGTATATTTAATTTATAGGATATATTATGAAAGATTCAACCTCCGATGACCTTATACCTAAGTATAGACATCCTTACTTCCTAGACAAATCCGTTCGCTCCATGAAAGCAGAAATTCTGGTTGCGGGTGAATATCAAGAATGCATTATCAATGCAGGTGCACCAGAAACTGGTTATGTCAATGCTGACTATGACGCAATCATGGAGGAGTACGGTGAAGAAGAACTTGATAGATTAACTGCACTAGTAAATGATATTGAATCAGAAAAACTAGAGAGGCATGAAGAGCAGAAGACAATCCGCCTTAACAGAATGAAGCAAGAGACTTTATTCAACATTAAATTGGAAGCATTTGAAATTGAAATTGTTAAGAATTCAAAAAATAAAGAATTAAAAAAGCTAATACGAAAAGCAAAAACTCCAATTGAAGTACAAGCATACGCAACTATTCTTATACAGAGAGAAATGGATACTCATGAGTAGGGGCTATATATATGTGGCTTCCTTCAGGAAAGAATACTACAATGCTGCCAAAATTTCTGCTGAATCTTTATTAGAATTTTATCCTGATGCTCAAATAACTCTGGTCACACAGGCAGAATGGGTAGAACCCACCGACATTGAACTGTTCAGTACGATCATAACAGAAGATGTACCAACAGATAATAGAGCCAAGCTATGGGCGTTATCACGCACCCCATATGATGTTACAATGTACATCGATGCGGACACCTATATTCAAAGCGAGGATATAGAACATGTGTTTGATTTTATTGGTGATAATGATATCATCTTTACTAGAAACAGACCTTACAACTCCAAAATAACCAAGTTGAATGACACTGAAGAGATGATCTATCACTGTGGTATTTTTGTTTATCGCAAGAATGACACGATGAAATATCTAACAGATGATTGGTATAAGCAATACTTAATACAAATTACACCAGAGTATGATGTCAGTCCTTATCCAGAAAAAGTAAAACCATGGGACACATTTACTATGTGGTGGCTACTGAATAAGACAGCACATAAATATTCGGTTAAAGTTGGAGAGTTTCCTGCGCCGGATGCAAGGTGGAATTTTTGTATGGGTCAGAAGCCAGAAGAACTTGATGGTCAAGAAATAGTAATTACACACTATAGAATGAAGCACCAACACTAGCCTTCTATGTCTTCTATCATCATCTCCCACATATCTTTATGTGGAATAACAAATCCCAGAGTCTGTCTAGGAGAGTCTGAGCCTGCACAATGCCAGTAGTGTAAGTCCTCAGACTCTTTTTTGCCACCATAATAACCTACTTTACAAGACCATCCTATTGTGTCTTTCATGGTTATAATTTCTTTCGTCACCGAGTCACGATACCGGAAGAATCCTTTTCCATCTGGGCTGTGACTTATTAGAATATTATATCCCGGACAGTCCCAGTTGTTATGCCATCCCATGAATCCACCAGTTGGATAATAAACATGTACTGCATTGAACTTAGCACCAAGAAACTCCAGAAGTTCGTCACATAGTTCAGCCGATTTGTTTCTAAACTTAACTGGCACGAGTGGAGTATATTGAAAATCTGTCACTAGTGCGACTTCTGGAATTCCACCGTGTGAGTCTTTCATCACTGATTCTAGATACTCAGTTGATGTCGCGCTTGCTAAAGTATGTCCCTCTATTCTTTTTTCATCGATTGGCAGTTTTAATCTTCCGTGACCGAAGTTCACAGCTTGGTCAAACCATTTTGTATATTCATCTAGTATGACAAGCAGTTCGGGAGACATTTTCTTTAATAGTCTCATTAGAAGAATCCTTCTCGTTGACCTATAATCATAAATCGGTCATATTCTTTCTTGCCATCCCACGAGTAGTATGTCTGTTTCTTTGTTCCTTCAAACCCAACTTCATCAATTCCGACTTGTTCTTTGAGATCATCTAGACTACTCACGCAGTTAATACCGTACATCTCTTCAACCACGTTTGAATTCTGCACGGCTAGTATTGCCTGTGGATTCTTAGTGGTTAGTTCTTTCAATGGATACATCTGCTCCGTACATATACAGATAACTAAGTCAACATCAATTTTATTCAGATTATCAAACTCAAATGGAACATCTAGATTCCAGTGACGTATGTTGATGAACTTTTCCTGTGCGTAGTGTTTGTGAAAAATCTTTGATAGTTCAATTGACTCTTCATCAATGTCTACTAGATGCAATTGTGCAACATCAAGATTCTCGCATAGTAGTGGTACGAGTGGAATACCTAACCAAGAGTTGAGTATCAACACACGCAATGATCCAGTCTTGGCGTAATACTCTTCAATATACTTTTGCACTTCCTCTACTAGCCAAGTAGATGCTTCCATATTGTTGGCGTCAAGAGATTGTCTGAAATCAGTTAACTTATGTGGCATCTTTGCTTCAATCACGGAGAGACCTTCTCCCCAGTTCTTGAAGTTATTCAGAAAATTGTAGTTTAAATTAGAACTTGACATCTTCACTTTTCCCCATTGAGTCAAAAATACATATGTAAGGCAGATCACGATACACATGCTTCTCTGTGTCGTGTGGATAAATATATCCCTGATTGAAGCTGTAGACCCAACCTATGGGAAACAGTTTCATCTTTACTATTCTGCGGTTGTAAAAGAAGTTATCTAGACCACGATAATACCATAATATTTGTGACTTGTACTTATTAAAATAATCGAATATCTCACTACTATTTAGACTGTCATTCCATCTAAGAACAGATGAGTTTAAGTCTGTATATTTGTGTTTGATATGTCGGGTGTCTTTGAATTGTGTTTCTAGGTCGTGCCAGAATGTCTTCACGAAGCACAGACTGTCATCACATGGATAGTTCACAATATCATCAATGTTCTTCTGTAGAATAACGTCCAGGTCAAAGAACAACTTTTCACCTTTCTGTGTCACAATGTCCTCATCAAAAAGATACATTTTATTCCACCACTTTACTAGTTTGTTGCCAGCAGGGAACGCAAGAATTTTTATATCTTCATGTATGTCTTTTGCATCTTCTGTTAGACAGTGTAATACAAAATCGCAACTTATGTGTTGCTTGCACGTTTCATATAGCTGATTCACATGAGAAGCAACATACTTGTTGCCCCATTTAACTGTATAGATATTCAACATATTATCGCCAGTGTGCCAATAGTTCTGGATTTACTAAGTCATCTTGTTTAGTGCTTCCGCGACTTGCATCTTCAAACGGTAGAAGATCAATGTTGAAAACACATACGATGCAATTAGGTCTGTACTTCTCAATAGTTAAATCATCTTCATCCCAAGATCGACCTCTATTCCAAGAGTATGCCATCCAAGATGGAAAGTGATCCCATAGATTCTCACCATATCTACCCCACTTCCAAGAGTGATAGTTGTCAGTGCCATCTGTGTATGTGAACCATATCTTTTCTTGATTTTCTAGTACGTCTTCCCATATACATTCACACTGATCATCTGACCACACTTTACATGAGCCATTTGTATATGCTCCATGTGATAGTTTGAATCTTCTTGTTTTCATTGGTCTTGGATCTTGCCAATGGGATTGCATCTTTGTAGGTCTTTCCATATTATATGTAATTATAGGAGTTAGATCGCCTTGAATAATTACGTCCAAATCGAAAAATATGAAGCGACCGCTAGGTTTGTCAGGAGCAAAATTATGACTATTAAACACAAAAGTTTTTGCTCTGTCCCAACACCTTGCCATTCCGTACTTAAAATCTTCCGCACCAAACCAATACTTAGGATGAATATTAGGAATATCAGGAAAATCGATAATAGTAACATCGTCATCTATACCTTCTGCGTCATCAGTATAGCAATAGAAATGAAAGTCAAATTGACTTGGTATATTTCTTTTTGCCATCTCTTTTAATTTGTTTACAAAGTGAGGACCATATTTAGTTCCCCACTTAGCGCATACCACATTAACTCTCATTTACATTTTCCACAGTTCTGTACGCATACATTCAGAGGTCTTCTTTTAAGTTGTTCGCTCACATTTTGAAAGTCACTGTTATCTAACACCTCGCCCACAGTGAAGTTAGCAAGACTATTATAACGCATATTGAATGGATAGTCAATAGGATGATAAGGTAAAAATTTATTCTCCATAACATCTCTCGCAATAAATGCACACGGAGATGCCACACTGTTGCTACTCACATAAAAATATCCACTCTTTCTTGCATCACACCACACAGGATCTTTCTCTTTCATCTTGGGCTTCACTGTTCTGATTTCATCGGTATGTCTAAATGATTTCAGTGTATTGAAGTCTACTGGTATGTCTTTGTGTATGATAGTCTGTATCTTTTCTTCTGTCTCTGTCTGTTGTTTAGGTGCCACGACTTCAATTGTGTCCACATAATCGTATGTACCGGACGCAAAGGTCTGTAGATGTACAGTCACCTTTTTCTCCTTGAAGTATTTGCATATAGCCTCAAACTGCATACAGTTGACAGGATCAGTTATCTCGCACATGAATGTTACCCACGATACATTATAGCTGTCAAATATGTTTCTGATAGTCTTTAAGGTATGCTCATACCCGTCTACAAATATATCATTGAACTCAATGCCGCTATCGTTCTGCCTAGTTGATAGCTGAATCAATGCACCATTTGGCGCGCCATCTTCATATAGACCCCTGTAGAGATCACTGTACTGCTCACCATGCATCGAGAAGTATTTTATGAGTGTGTTACTATCATCATCTTTCTGATTAAGTATGGTTAATAGTTCTTCTTTGGGCATGATGTTATATAGACGTTCAAAGACTTGTTCATAGTCTTCTTTATAGAACAGTTCTTTTAGATAATCCATATAATATTTCTTATACAGACTTTGAATCTCTGACTCAGATGAGTCCCAAAATATTCTCTGTATGCCAAACTTGGAGATATTGTCCATGTAGTCTTTCTTTATCGCGGGAAGGGTGTTCTTATTCCAGAGTCTACGATATAGGGCAAGACATTGTAACCTGCTTATGTTCCAGAAATATCTCACAATACCATGTTCTTTTGCTTCATCAGCTACTACGTCATGCATTTTGACAATGTATCTACTTTTGTATATACCGTATATTTCTTCAGCGGTCTTATTCCAGTATAGTGATTGATCACCTTTCTGTATGTGATCATCATCTGGAAAGTCAGAACAGAATTTGAGATGCATCGAAAGCATATCACCAGACTCATATAGTTCTTGTATCTGTGGTCGGTGATGTTTCTGAATCTGTTTTATAAATTTAATATCGGATATTTCACGCTCAAGTTCTGGAATATCTTTCTTGATGGTTGTGACTGTGCCTAGTAGTTGTGACTGTAACTCTGGAAAGTCTCCCATAAACTTATCAGCAAGAGATGCTAGGTCATTTTCGCTCAGTAGTTTCTCAATGTCTGCAATCACCTCAGAATTCATGTAGTTCTTTTCTAGATCAGAATCGTCAAGTGATGAGAATCCAAGCCACTCTTTCAGTGTGGCGAATTTGGTTGAGTATTGCAGCCAGTCATTATGTAGACTTGGCAAGTCTTTCTGAAATTTAGCTTGCAGAGTATCGTAGTCCGAATTGCGGAGAAGTGCTTTCACCTTTTCAGTGTGTTTATTGTGTGTGAAAAAGTTAGATGGAAACTTAGGCAGCCATAGATTCTCAAACTCATCTTTGCCATGCCAATGAATTAGCAGATTGTAGTTCTTTAATTCATGTGGCTTTACACCAATGGTATTCTTGCCCCTCACATCGACATTGAACAAGGCAAACTTAGCCTTCTCTCTGTACAATTTCTCTGTTAAGTCTTCTGGATACTGCTGTCCTCTATTATAAGAGTACACCCAATCAGCGGGCAAGAAGCTCCAGTAGTTATCTCCAACTACATCGTGTTCTCTGTAAGGATAATAATTGTCGGTGCCTTTGAAGAAGGTTTGGAATACAGTATCTTTATGTTTCAGCACATCATTATAAATCTTTTCACCTTGGTCGGTGCACCATAACATGACGCTAGAGTTGTATAGTGATCCCCGGACATCCGTGAAACGTCTGTCTCGCAACACTTCAGGATTCTCCCAATTAGAATAAATCATGTGGGGAGATTTGGCTAGCTCGTCTATTTCATCGATGTTGTTTTGGATGATAATGTCGAGGTCTAAATAGCAGAATGGACCTTTTGTCTTTAGCCATATATGAGAGTTGAGTACTAGAAACTTGGCTCTGTCCCAACAGTGATTCTCTCTACCGAACCAGTATTTTGGATGTAGGGGGTTTACGTCTGGTATAGATCGTACTGTGATGTGTTTATTAAGCCCAGCGGGCTCATCCGTATAGCATACGAATTTGAAACGCTTTGAATAATTGCGTTTGATCATTCCATGAAG